GACAGTTATAGCCAGAACATTATCTCAACGGCAGAGTTTTTGCTGTCGTTCGGGATCGCGCTGGACATGATGATAGTAGCATACATAACGCATGACTGTGTGAAAGACAGGGAGAAGCATTATCTCCAGATGCGGGAACTGCGCCGGAGACACTGGCAGCAGGGCATGAAAAAGAGTGCATAGGGACGGCAATCCCAGATATGCACTCAGAAAAATAACCAACTTTATTATGACAGATAAGAAAGGAAAAAGCAAATGGAAAGCATTAAGATTAACAAACTGGAAATCGAAAATGTAAAGCGAATCAAAGCGGTAAAGATCGAACCAACAGCAAATGGGCTGACGATTGTAGGAGGGAATAATAATCAAGGCAAAACTTCGGTTTTGGATTCAATCGCATGGGCGCTGGGCGGCGATAATTTCCGGCCATCACAGGCACAGAGAGACGGATCTACTATCCCCCCGACCTTACATATTGTAATGAGCAATGGGCTTGTAGTAGAGAGAAAAGGAAAAAATAGTTCCCTGAAAGTGACAGATCCAACTGGAAACAAAGGCGGACAGCAGTTATTGAATGAGTTTGTGGAACAGCTTGCCTTAAATCTTCCAAAATTCATGGAATCTTCAGGAAAAGAGAAAGCCCGGACTCTTCTTAGGATCATCGGTGTAGGAGAGCAGCTTGCGGCACTTGACCTTCAGGAGAAAGAGTTGTATAACAAACGTCTTGCCATCGGGCAGATTGCGGATCAGAAAGAAAAGTTTGCCAAGGAACAGCCGTATTATCCGGATGCTCCGAAAGAACTGGTATCTCCGTCTGAACTGATCCGTCAGCAGCAGGAAATTCTTTCCAAGAACGGAGAAAACAAAAGGAAAAGAGATCACGCCTTGGAACTACATGCTGAAAGAAACCGACTTGCAGAGAAAGTCAATGCATTAAAAGAAGAATTGGAACATTATCAGAATCAGTTAATCCAGGTTGACCATGATATGAATATCGCTTATAAATCCACAGAAGAATTACAGGATGAATCTACGGCTGAGTTGGAAGCAAGTATTGCCAATATCGAAGAGATCAACCGCAAAGTCAGAGCCAATATGGACAAAGATAAAGCGGAAGATGATGCGAAGGAGTATCGGGATCAGTACCGTGTTCTGACAGAAGAAATCGATCAGACGAGAAAAAATAAAACGTCCCTTCTGAATTCCGCAGAACTTCCTCTTCCGGAATTATCTGTCAAAGAAGGCGAATTGGTTTATAAGGGACAGCAGTGGGATAACATGTCCGGTTCCGATCGGCTAAAAGTGTCCACAGCGATTGTGCGGAAGCTGAATCCGAAGTGTGGGTTCGTCCTTCTGGACAAGCTGGAACAGATGGATCTCCAGACTCTCAATGAATTTGGAGAATGGCTGAAACAAGAGGGACTACAGGCAATCGCAACCAGAGTCAGCACGGGTGGAGAATGCAGCATCATTATTGAAGATGGCTATGTAAAGGGCCAGGAGGAAGAAGCGGTTGAAAGCAAGCCGTCATGGAAAGCGGGTGAGTTTTAATGGAAATTATCAAAGGTAAAATTAAGAAGGCAAAGAAAGTAGTGATCTACGGACCGGAAGGAATTGGGAAGTCAACGTTTGCGTCCAAATTTCCAGATCCGGTATTTATCGATACGGAAGGAAGCACCAACGACATGGACGTTGCGCGCCTTCCCCGCCCTACAAGCTGGATCATGTTGTTAGAAGAACTCCAGTATGTGGAAAAGAATCCCGGAGTGTGCAAAACTCTGGTGATTGATACCATTGACTGGGCAGAACAGCTTTGTGTGGAGCACATCTGTGCAAAACATAATAAATCCGGAATTGAAGACTTTGGCTATGGAAATGGTTATATCTATACAAAAGAAGAGTTTGGGCGGTTTCTGAACAAGCTGACAGACGTCATTGAGACAGGAGTCAATGTGGTGCTTACAGCACACGCCCAGCTCCGTAAATTTGAACAGCCGGATGAAATGGGCGCTTACGACAGATGGGAGCTGAAACTGGGGAAGAAAACCCAGTCCCAGACATCCCCATTGGTTAAAGAATGGGCGGACATGCTGCTGTTCTGCAATTATAAAACTTATTCCATCGCTGTAGATGATAAGGGGAAAAAGCATAAAGCTCAAGGCGGGAAAAGAGTGATGTATACTTGCCATCACCCGTGCTGGGACGCAAAGAACCGTTATAACCTCCCGGATGAATGTGAGCTTGATTATGGTGTGATTGCCGGAATCATTGAACAAACAACGCAGATGTTGCCATCTGGCACAGAGCAGAAAGCAACTGTTAGGGAGACACCGCCTGCACCGACGCCAGATCCGGTTCTGACAGGGACGGAAGGAAATCAGATGGATTTGAATGACCGGAAAGCAAAGAATGTGCCGCAAAAGACAGAACCGCCCCATGGGCAGCCAGTGCCAAAGAATAGTGTTTTCCATGTGGATGAGAGGATCCCCAAGGCACTCCGTGATCTGATGGAAGATAAGCTCGTTTCGGAAGAAGAAATTCAGACCGTTGTGGCTGGGAAAGGATACTACCCACAGACCACTCCGATTCTGAATTACGATCCGGATTTCATTTCCGGAGTATTGGTCGGCGCTTGGCCACAAGTGTACGAGATGATCCGGAAACTGAGGGAAGATTATGAGATCCCGTTTGACGAAAAATAGGAGGATAGAAAGCAATGAGTGAAATGGAAAGAGAATTAGGATGGGACGATGAGATTGAAAAGGACAGTGGGGAGTTTATCCTGCTTCCGGAAGGAGACTACGATTTTACGGTAGAGAGTTTTGAACGCAGCCGACATGGAGGCAGTGAAAAACTTCCGGCATGCAATAAGGCAATTTTAAGATTACGGATTGACACAGAGGAAGGATCAGCACTGATCAATCATAACCTGTTTTTACATACGAAAACGGAGGGAATGATTTCCGCCTTTTTTACTTCTATTGGACAGAAGAAAAAGGGAGAAAAGATCAAAATGAATTGGAACGCTGTAGTTGGAGCAAAAGGCCGCTGCAAAGTTGGTGTCCATGAATGGACTGGAACAGACGGTGAGAAGCGGCAGGGAAATGATATTAAAAAGTTTTATCCGTTTGAAGAGAAGAAGTTTGAGGCAGGGAAATTTTAATGGAGCTGAGACCATACCAAAGGGAAGCAAAGGAAGCAATTTTTGAACAGTGGGAACATGGAACCAGGAAAACACTTCTGGTTCTCCCTACTGGTTGTGGAAAAACGATTGTATTTGCGAAAGTAACAGAAGAATGTGTCAGTCGTGGAGACCGGGTACTGATCCTGGCACACCGCGGTGAACTTCTGGAACAGGCGGCGGATAAGATCGCCAAGTCTACTGGGCTTGGATGTGCCATGGAAAAAGCAGAAGAATCCTGCCTGGGAAGCTGGTTCCGGATTACAGTGGGGTCGGTGCAGAGTCTGATGCGGGAAACCAGGCTTAGCCGGTTCCCGGATCATTATTTTGACACCATCATTATCGATGAAGCACATCACTGTATTTCAGACAGTTACCAGAGAATTCTGAATCACTTTCCAGATGTGAAAGTACTTGGTGTGACAGCAACGCCGGACCGTGGAGATATGAAGAATCTGGGACAGGTATTTGAATCCCTGGCCTATGAATACACCCTTCCAAAGGCGATCAAAGAGGGTTATTTATCACCCATCAAAGCAGTAACGATTCCATTGCAGGTTGATTTGACCAGCGTTGGTGTACAGTCTGGAGATTTTAAGGCGGGAGACTTGGGAACCGCGTTAGATCCATACTTGGAAAGTATCGCAGAAGAAATGGAGAAATACTGTCTGGAGAAGAAGACGGTGGTATTTCTTCCGCTTGTGAAAACCAGTCAGAAGTTCCGGGATATCCTGAATACCCATGGTTTTCGTGCCGCTGAGGTGAACGGGGAAAGTGCAGACCGCGCTGACATCCTTGCAGATTATGCGGCAGGGAAATATAACGTCTTGTGCAATTCCATGTTATTGACAGAAGGCTGGGACTGTCCCGATGTGAACTGCATTGTAGTATTGCGGCCAACCAAAGTCAGAAGTCTGTACTGTCAGATGGTAGGAAGGGGAACAAGGCTGGCTCCAGGGAAAGAACATCTTCTCCTTTTAGATTTTTTATGGCATACGGAACGACACGAGCTGTGCCACCCGGCTCATCTGATCTGTGAGAGTGAAGAAGTAGCACAGAAAATGACAGAGAATCTGGAAAAAGAAGCAGGATGTCCGATGGATATCGAAGAAGCGGAAAAGACCGCATCTGAAGATGTGGTGGCGCAGCGGGAAGAAGCGCTAGCGCAGAAGCTGGCAGAAATGAAACGGAGAAAGAGAAAGCTGGTAGATCCGCTCCAGTTTGAAATGAGTATTCAGGCAGAAGACTTATCGGGATACGTTCCGGCGTTTGGCTGGGAAATGGCGCCGCCGTCTGAAAAACAAAGACAGACATTGGAGAAACTTGGAATTCTGCCGGATGAAATTGACAATGCAGGAAAAGCGGCAAGGCTGCTGGATCGTCTCGATAAACGGAGACAGGAAGGGCTTACCACGCCGAAACAGATCCGTTTTCTGGAAAGCAGGGGCTTTCAGCACGTTGGAACCTGGCAGTTTGATACAGCAAAAAGGCTGATTGACCGGATTGCCGGAAATGGGTGGAAAGTTCCGCGCGATATTATTCCATCAGAGTATAAAGGAGCATAAACATGGAGCAAAGGGCAGATCTATTAGAAATACTGGACAATATTTATCCCGGAGAACTGGATTACCAGGAATGGGTCAGTGTAGGAATGGCATTAAAACAGGAGGGCTATACAGCAGAAGATTGGGATCGATGGAGCCAAAGAGATCCTGCCCGTTATCATTCTGGAGAATGTTTCCGAAAATGGAACAGTTTTTGCGGATCTTCTGATCCGGTGACAGCCGGTACCATTGTACAGATGGCCATAGACAGGGGATGGATGCCAGACCGGAATCCGGGGCATGAACTGGACTGGAATGACGAAATCAGCCAAGAGGGTGTTGTAGTTGACAGTGGTTGGTTGGAAGGAAAAGAGGTACGGGAACCGAAGAACTGGGATCCGGTACAGGATCTTATTCGATATTTAGAAGCGTTGTTTGAATCTGGTGAAAATGTGGGCTATGTGACGCAGAGCTGGGAAAAGACGGATGAGAAGGGGACACGCTGGCTTCCGAGCAGGGGCAACTGGGACAGAACCGCAGGACAGCTTATCGAAGAATTAAATAAATGCAATGGCGATGTAGGTGCCGTATTTGGTGATTATAATCCGGATGCGGGAGCATGGATCCGGTTTAACCCCCTGGACGGGAAAGACTGCAAGAATGAGAATGTAACGGATTTCCGGTATGCGCTTGTAGAGTCAGACGATATGGAATTGGATAAGCAGAACGCCCTGATCCGGGAGCTGGAGCTTCCTGTGGCAGCGTTGGTGTTCTCCGGAAAGAAGAGCTTGCATGCAATCGTGCGGATCGAAGCGGCAGATTTGAGGGAATATAAGAAACGTGTGGAGTATCTGTACAGTATCTGCAAGAAGAACGGGCTGAAACTGGATACCCAGAACAAGAATCCGTCCAGGCTGTCCCGGATGCCAGGAGTAACTCGGAACGGGAAAAAACAATTTTTGGTAGATACCAATATAGGAAAAGAATCCTGGGAAGAATGGGTGGAATGGATTGAGAGCGTCAATGATGACCTGCCGGATCCGGAACCGCTTCAAGATGTCTGGGAGAACCTGCCGGAATTATCCCCATGTCTGATAGAGGGTGTTCTGAGGAAAGGGCATAAGATGTTAATTGCCGGACCATCAAAAGCAGGAAAATCGTTTCTTCAGATCGAACTATGCATCTCAATCGCAGAAGGAAAAGACTGGCTTGGTTGGAAGTGTGCCAGAGGCCGTGTCATGTACGTTAATCTGGAACTGGATCGGGCGAGCTGCCTGCATCGGTTCCGGGATGTATATGACACCCTTGGATGGAGGCCAAAATATTTGGACAGCATTGATATTTGGAATCTAAGAGGAAAATCCGTGCCGATGGACAAGCTCGCACCGAAGCTGATCCGTAGGGCAGCGAAAAAAGACTATGTGGCTATTATCATTGATCCGATTTATAAGGTCATTACCGGAGATGAGAACAGTGCGGATCAGATGGCGAATTTCTGCAATCAGTTTGACAAGGTTTGTACAGAACTGGGCTGTGCGGTGATTTACTGTCATCATCATAGTAAAGGAAGTCAGGGAGGGAAAAAATCTATGGACCGCGCCAGCGGATCCGGAGTATTTGCCCGTGATCCGGATGCGTTGCTGGACCTGATCGAACTGGAACCAACAGAAGCTTTGATAGAACAGGAAAAGAATAAGGCTATATGTAAGGTCTGTATTCAGTATCTGGATGCTTATTTTAAATGGGAAGACGATCTGTCCCAGGATGATCTGTGCAGTAAAACGCAGATGTTGAACTATTGTGAAGAGCGCCTTGATAAATGGCAGATGAACGCTCTTCAGAAGCAGATAGAAGATGCGGTAAAAGACGTAAAAGCGAAGACGGCATGGCGGATCGAAGGAACACTCAGAGAATTTCCGAAGTTCCAGCCGGTAAACCTCTGGTTTGATTATCCTATACATAGAATGGACGAAACAGGCTGTCTGAATGATATCCAGCCGGAGGATGAGAGGCCGCCTTGGCAGAGAGGAAAAGATGCCAGGAAGAAACAGGCAGAAATACAGAAAAAGAATACCCAGGCGAAATACACTATGGCCATTGAAAGTTATCGATTCGGACATGATGATATATATCCTACTGTAAAAGAATTATATGAGCAGATGAAAAGCGATGCGGAGGCTGTTGGAGAAAAGTATCCAGCAGAAAAGACAATCTGGAATTCTCTTAAAAAGCTAGGATATACGACGGATAAAGAGACAAAAAGGATTGTCCCGTTACCTGAAAAATCAGGTTCCGGGAATGAGAAGTAATTTATTCCCAGAACCATAAAAGCCAGGTGCCGGGAATAAAGGATAATGTTTCCCGCGACCTTAATTTCAAGGTGATGGGAAATGAAACAAATCATTCCCGTAACCATGGTAACGGGAGGGCGGGAATATTCCCTCCCGGCACCTTATACTAAAGTATAACCCTAACGGGACGGGAATGTGCGGGCACCCACCCTACAGTGTGGGGCGATATGAGCACGCCCCCACACACGGGAGGGAGCCCACCCAGCACAACCGCGAGGTGTAAGGAAAAAGTAAAAAAACAACACATTAAAGGAGTAAAGTGAATGGAATTTTTTATGGCAATGATTCCGCCGACAATCACACATCAGGAAAAGAAAGTACATCTGGTAAATGGCAGGCCGAGATTTTATGAACCGGATGAATTAAAAGCAGCCAGACAGAAGCTGACGGCTTATCTTGGTCAGCATGTTCCAGAAGAACCATACCAGGGTGGAATCCAGTTGATTGTCAAGTGGTGTTTCCAGACGAAAGGCAGACACAAGGATGGAGAATACAGAATCACAAAGCCAGATACAGATAATTTGCAGAAGCTTTTAAAAGACTGTATGACATCCGTGGGATTTTGGAGTGATGATGCACAGGTGGCATCCGAGATTGTAGAAAAGTTTTGGGCGGAGATCCCAGGGATTTATATCCGGGTGACAGAGCTATGATGGCGGTTAGAACGGCTTTTCAGCTTTTCTGTGATTGTTGGCACCTGTATCGAAAATATATCCTTAAAACGGCAAATGAGGAGGTTCTGGAGGGGCTGAAGAATGAAGCGGATAAGATTTTTAAGAAGTATGATGAAAAGCCGTTGGCAAAAGAGTTATTGATGGCTGTACTGAATGAGATCGAACGAAAGGAGAAAGCATGAGTTGGGCGAGCAAGGCACATAAAAAGTACCAGGTAGAGAAGCTGGTCAAGGAAGTATTAAGAAATCCGGAATACAAAAAGATGCAGCAGCAGGAAGATCTGAAATGTTTTTCCTGTCTGGCACTGATCTCAGTGGACTTTATGATGAGAAAGCATGGGTACAGTAAAAAGCGGATTCTGGAGTATGTGGAATTTCTGAAAAGGCAGTTGAGTTATGTGACGGAAGATGAGGAGTACTTTAAGCTTCTCAACATGGAGATCGAGAAGGATACCGGAGTGAATGTACTGCGGGAACTGGACATTGAGATCAAGGACGATAATTAATCACAACAAACGAAAGGAGAGCGGAGATGGCGAAATTATTAAACAGACCATATACGAACGAAGAAAAGATGCAGATCCTTGATACGCTGCGGGGAAACATAAACAGAATATCTGTCTCGACGGATGTCGAAGAGATTGTA